TTACAGCTCCGTTTTTGCGCGTTCCTTATGCAATTCTCATCTATCTTCGACAAGGTTTGACTCCTCTCTTGCCTTCGTTTTGCTCGCTTATCACTCCCTCGTTTATTTCGCGCCTTAATACTTCAGACCACCAAAACCGTCATCACCATAAAACGGGCAGACATTCCGGCGCGGGACTACGATAACGCGACTGTCACCTGCACGGAGGCCACCAGAGAAGTCCCGGCAACATTCCTCGACCCCGCCGTGAAGCTTCTCTTGGCTATGCTCGACCCTACCGAATAGGCTAATAGCTTGATACCAAAATGAGGGGCTTGCAAGAACCCCGCCGCGCCATCCGCAAGCCCCTCCGCCATGAACTCAAAACAAAAAAAGGAGTGACTCCAATATGGAAGAAATTACATTGTACACCATGCACGGATGCCCGCGCTGTGCGGTACTAAAACGACACCTAGACATGGCAAAAATTGAATATACGTTGTTTGACGATGTAGAGAAGATGATAGCAATAGGAATGACCTCCGCGCCAATGCTTGGAATGGATGGAAAGTTAATGGACTACGCGGACGCAATAAAATGGGTCGGTAGTAACAAGTAAGATTACAAGCCTTTAATATTAAAATGAGGGGCTTGCAAGCACCAACCGCCGCGCCAATCGGCAAGCCCCTCAAACCTTCAACCATCAATATTAGGAGGCGATACACCATGAGAGGCAGACCCCCAGCACCCGACCCAAACGCCGTTGTCGGATACTACAGATACAGTTCGGACGGCCAAAGGGAGGAGTCAATCGAGGCCCAGCAACGCGCCGTAAAAGACTATTGCCAGCGCAATGGTTTGACCTTAGTGGATGAATACATAGACCGGGCAAAATCGGCAATGAGCGACCGCCGCCCGGAGTTTCAGCGCATGATAGCGGACGCCGAAACAGGCAAATTCAGCGCCGTGGTTTTCCACAAAATGGATAGATTCAGCCGTGATAAGTATGACTCCATACACTACAAACGCAAGCTGAAATCATACGGCGTCCGTGTCGTGTCGGTTCTGGAAAATCTGGACGATTCACCCGAAAGCATCATCATGGAAAGCGTCTTGGAGGGCATGGCGCAATATTACAGCATGAACCTAGCCCGAGAAGTGAAAAAAGGTATGACGGAAACCGCGCTCAAATGCCAGCATAACGGCGGCATCCCTCCCACCGGCTTCAAAGTCAATACGGAAACAAAGCTGCTGGAAATTGACGAGAAAACAGCCCCCATAGTCCGGCGCATTTTTGAACTCTACAATTCCGGGAAGGGCTACATCGCCATCAGCAAAGACCTCAACGCCGCCGGACACAGGACACAACGCGGAACACCTTTTGGTAAAGGCTCCATCTACGGCATACTAATCAACGAAAAATACACCGGAACATTCATCTTCAACCGCGCTACTTCCCACGATGTCAACCGCCGCCGAAATACCCATACCAGCAAGCCCTACGAGGACATCATCCGCATTGAGAACGGTTGCCCCGCCATAATTGATAGGGCTGTCTGGGAGGAGGCACAGGCACGATTGGCTAAGAACGCACGCGCCCCCGGCGCTTTCACAGCCAAAGAGCCATACATGCTTTCAGGACTGATTTTCTGTGGGGAGTGCGGCGCGGCCTTCTCCGGCAACCGCCGCATTGGAGGCAGAAACAAGACGTTGTGCGTGTCCTACCGCTGTGGGCAACGCGCCCGTGACAAAAGCTGTGATAACAGAGAAATCAAATGCGAGTACATGGACGGCCTTGTGTTGGATTTGTTGGAAAAACGCTTTTTCAACGACGTGGCAATCATCCAACTGGCGGCCAAACTCAACCGCCATGTGCAGGAGCAAGCGGCGCAGTCGGCCAGCGTTCTCCCACAGGCCCGGAAGAAGCTGGCAACCGTGAACAGGCAAATTGACAACATCACCGCCGCGATTGCTGACGGACTCTACCAGCCCTCCATGAAGGACAAGCTGGACGCGCTGGAATCGGAAAGAATCAGGATTGAGGCCGACCTACGACAAATGACCGAGATACAGCCCGACATCCCCACCATCACCGAGGACATGATACGCCAAACACTCGTCCATTTCAAGCAGTTTGTCCAGACCCGGAACGTCCCGGAGGTTGCCCGGTTCATCAATAGCTATGTGGAGCGGGTAGAGGTGTTCAAGGAAGATGTGACAGTCACCTTCAAGGCCGCCTTTGACTTCACCCGTGGCGTGGAGGATTTGACAATCACTGAGACGCACCCCATAGAATACAGGCCGCCAAAAGCAATCTAACTTGGTGAAATAGGCAAGTAAAAGGCTCTCGTTTCAAGGCTTTGCGGCCTTGGTCGAGAGCCTGTTTGGTGGAGGCAGAGGGGCTCGAACCCCCGACCCCATGCGTGTGGAGCATGTGCTCTACCAGCTGAGCTATGCCTCCTAGACCGATCCGAATTAACCGGATTGAGTGTAACACAAAACAACATCCCTGTCAAGAAAAAAATCTTTTCCGCCACGGCGATTTGATTTACGGGAATAAATTCCAAGTGATATAATGCACGATGGGGTGAAGGGAATGTGCATTATAGAAGAAATGAGGAAGGCCAGCAACTCAGTCGAGTATCAAGGTTACTACTATCGGTTGTCAAACATCATAGAGATTATGATTTTAGGGTTGCTGTGCCGAATGACAACACTGAAAGACATCCATTTCTGGGCGGATTCTAAGACAGTCCGCCTTATGCTGAAAGAAAACTTCGGAATTAGGATGATTCCATGTTATTCACATTTCACTGTGTTGGTTGGAATGATAGACAGTGAAGAGTTAAACAGGATATTCATGGGATTTTTCGGGAAACTTGTGGAAACAGTGACAGGCAAAACGATTGCAATAGATGGGAAAACTGTTTGTGCTACAGCAAACATGACCTCTTATGAGTCCCCTTTGCCTATAGCGAGTGCTTTTGTTGTCGAAAACGGCATTATGATAGGACAGCTTGCCACAGAAGACAAAAGCAATGAGATTCCCATTGTACGGGATTTGATACGGCTTCTTGATGTGAACGGCGTAACCATCGTGGCAGACGCATTGAATTGCCAGGAAGAAACGGCGAAAGTGATACTGGAAGGGGGAGCGGATTATGTCCTTTCTTAAATTGTGCCGCGCTTTTTGTGCCGCAAAGGCGCCTTCACACCAGATTTGCCGCAGCGCCAAAACCGCCCGATGTTCGGGAGTGCCGTCCCCCTTGTGATTTTCCCGGACAGCTTCCCGACCTGAGATCATCCCCCGCAGGTTCATCAGAGCTGCATGTTTCTCTGGATCTGCATTGCAGCGTTTCATAATCTCTTCTGCAACCATTTTCCATGTCCGGGCTTCTACCTGTTCATCCCCAAAAATCACGACCGTAGGTTTTTTGCCTTTGAAGATGGCAGGGGTGGCCGTTATCGGGTATATGGTTACATAATTCTCTGACTGCCGATTTTCTAATATTACTTCGCCACTGATTTCCAATCTCCTCATAAGACCCGCTATAGTTGCGTCTGCCCTCATTAGTTCATCGCGGATTCTTTGGAGTTCTTGCCTGACATTCATTTGTGCTTACCCCTTCACCAACAACACTCAAACGTTTGCATGTTCTTATTCTATCGTATCCCTTCCCGTTTGTCAAGGCTTTGGGGGGGTTTTTCGGGGCCTTGTCAACTGCTCGAAATTGGTCACAAGTCGTGCAAGTAAAAACCGTCCGGCGTATTCTGCCGAACGGCGATTAATTGTAGGTTGGCTCTGTTTTCAAGTCCTCTATTTGTTGTACATTGTATACTGTTGCAAGCGTTATTGATTCACAATATGCAAGTGCTCCTTTAACGCGTTTTGCAGAACGGAGGAGAAATTGACGTGCTCCCGCTCAGCCACCTCATTGAGCCACGCCGGAATCGTCAATGTTTTCTTCACCGCCCTATTTTGAAACGGGTCGCGGTACATAGCAAGGCATGCGGGATTCCCCCTAGCGACGCTACTATAGCACGTATACAGATACGTGTCAACAACAAGGCACACAATCCCCAGATTTTCCACAATAACAAAAGCAAAATCCTGAAACCCTTTGGCCTGTATTGCGTTGGGGGCCTATGTGTATCCAAAATGGGAAACTCAAAGAAATTAACTCTTGACAAGGGCCGATCTTTGATATATACTTTACAAAGGTCTTACGGAGTAAATAAAAAAATCTGTGTGTTTTTTTAAAAATCTTTTAGCCCCAACGGTTTCAGGCCGGAGTGGCGGAATCGGCAGACGCCCGGGACTTAAAATCCCGTGAACCGTTGGTTCGTACCGGTTCGATCCCGGTCTCCGGCACCACTTCCGGTTAATACTGTTATAACGCGGGGTAGAGCAGTCCGGTAGCTCGTCGGGCTCATAACCCGGAGGTCAGGGGTTCAAATCCCCTCCCCGCAACCACAATCCCTTGAACCGCAACGGTTTGGGGGATTCTCTTTTTTGAGAATCCGTCTGCAACCGATGATTGCAACCAGAACCCCACGAGCCAGTGCGGAAACCATAATATGGTATGCTTCTTTTTTTGCAAAACTCAGTTTGAAGCAATTGACGCCTCCGTCTGCAACCAGGTGGGCAATAGCACATCGGAAAACTTCATCCGGTCTTTTGTACCGTTCAGCTTTTTTGCGTCAAATAAGTTCTCCGGCTCCATTATTAAGGCGCGAAATAAACGAGGGAAGGAACTGCGGGAAAAACGAGGTACAAAACCTTGTCGAGCGCGGATGAGAGTCCTTACATAAGGAATGCGCAAAAACGGGGCTGTAGCACATAAGGGGTACGGACGGGATTCGCGTTTAATAGGGAACCCTCACATAGTACGGACAGGAATGCCGCCTTACACCCTCTATCTAACGCACTCGAAAAGTCTTGCTTGACGATTGCTCTGACCTTATCATACGGAATCCGCACCTCCTCCTTTTGGTTGGGGATCACCGTCACGGTGGAAATAGGCGGCGTCGATACCCCCAATTTCTACTCGGCGTACCAAATCGCCAAAATGTTCGGCGTTCGCTCGCTGAAAGGCAAGCCGCATTTTCAGGCCGTGGCGTCCATCCTCAATGATCTTGTCATTGATGACAGCCACAAAATTGTCATTCCCGCCCGGTTCGGGGATTACGTCACCATCTGCACCCGCTATGACGACTTCATCGTCGCGGAGGTCAGACCTTACTCCGAAAGAGTTAGAGGACTTTATCCTCAAGGCCATCACCGATTATCAGAAGAAGCTCACCCGCCAACAGCAAAGCCGCGACGCCCGCTAGTCTGCATTAACGCAGTCGGCGGGCTTTTTCTTTGGCCGCTCCGGTTTGCATTTTTGCATTCCGGGGCGGCGTTCTGATTACAACCAGTAAAAACTGGCAATCATAACCGAGAACAAGATTGGAGGGCTTTATGGAAAAACAATCGGAAATTATAACCATCAAAATGCAGATGATTCTGAATAAAAGGCTGTATGAAACCAAACAAATCCCGCAAAAAGCATACGCGGCGGCAAACGACATTTTAACGGCACGTTTGACAAAAGCCAAAGAATATGCTATAGTATCACCGTACAAAATGCAGCAATCGGGGTGATTTTTATGGATTTGTTGACACTAAGGCGGCACGTTACAAGCGGCAAGTCGATTTTCGACTTGCCGCTTGGGGTCGTCTATTACGCTAGGGTTTCCACGGAGAAAACAGAACAGCTCAACTCGTTGGAAAATCAGGTTTTCTACTTTGAAGACTACATTAAGAATAACAAAATGTGGAATCTCGTTGGCGGATATGTGGACGAGGGAATCAGCGGGACGAGTGCCCTCAAGCGGGACGGGTTTCTGCGGATGATTAAGGACGGGAAAAACGGCGGGTTCGACCTGATCGTCACAAAGGAAATCAGCCGTTTTGCCCGCGATACCCTTGACAGCATCGGCTATACCCGAGAACTGCTGACCCACGGGATCGGGGTTTACTTCCTCTCCGACAACATCAACACCCTGCTGCCGGACTCTGAGCTACGCCTTACCATCATGGCGAGTATCGCCCAAGATGAAGTCAGGCGGCTCTCCGAGCGTGTGCGCTTCGGCTACCAGCGTTCCATTGAGCGGGGGCGCGTCCTCGGCCGGGACAATATGCTAGGCTATGACAAGGCGGACGGCGTGATGACCGTCAACGAAGAACAGGCCGTCATTGTCAGAAGAATTTTTCAATTATATAACGAAGGCCAGTTTGGGGTCAGGCGCATTGCCCGGGAGCTTGAAAAAGAGGGCCACCTAAGCCCGTTTACCGGCGCGATGCTGTCGCCCGAGACGGTCAAGAGCGTTATTACCAATCCTAAATACAAAGGCTACTACTGCTCCGGCAAGACCTTTTCCGTTGACTACCGTAACAACAAGCGCATCCGGGTGCCCACAGAAGAATGGAACGTGCGCCAAGACGGAAACATCCCGGCCATTGTCTCCGAAGAGGTTTGGGACGAAGCCAACAGGCGTTACCAAAGCCGAAGCGCCCTGATGAAAGAACACGGGCAGGCTTGCCAGTCCCGGTATACCTTCTCCGGCAAGCTCGTCTGCGGCGAACACGGCACGTCATACCACCGGCACATCTATAAAAGCAAGAAAAACGGGGAGCAGGAGGTCTGGAACTGCAAACTGTACCGGCAGAAGGGCAAGGTGGACGGCTGCGACAGCCCCACCATCTACTCTAAGGAGCTGAACGAAATCCTAGCCGGAGTTTTTGAGGAAGTATATTCAGACAAAGACGAAATCATCAACGGACTGCTCCAAATTTATCAGTCCATCGACGCGGTGGACTACACCAAAGAAATCGCCGCCCTCAAAAAGGAGATTGCGCGGCAGGATACCAAGAAGGATGTACTGCTTGACCTTCTGACAGATGGCGTCATCGGCAAACCCGAGTTCACCCGGAGGAATAAAGAGTTGTCGGATGTGCGAGAGAAACTGGAAACAGACATAGGACGCTATAACGAGGAAACCCGATTGGCCGGTCTCAACAGGCAAAATATACAGCGTTTGCGCAAGGTCATGGAGAAGGAATTAGAGGACACGGGGCAGTTCAGCGAACAGGCGGCGGCGGCCCTGCTTGATAAGATTATCGTCCACAAGGTCAACGGGGATAAAAATCACCTGAAACTCGAAATCATTCTGACAGTGGGGAAACGCTTTGTGGCGGAGGTTAAGTCAGATTCTTTCCTTTCGCTAAGGGAGAGGGGTATTTCACAGGCCCAGGTATCCCGCTTGGAGAAAAATGCCATCCATCAAATGAAAAAATATCTGTGAACGGCCGGCCGTCCCGCCGGCCTCTCCTTATCTTTTGACGGGCGGATATAGAATCCGCCCCACTTGCGTTAATCTAAAGGTTATGTTAACCTATAGGGATGAAGAAGCTAATAGAAATACTGCCAATAGGGTGGGAAAAGAAAGCGAAAGAGCTTGGTGCAATGCAGCGGGACAGCGGAGTAATCCGCACGGCGGAATCGTTATTGCGCCTGAATCTGCTATACGTCACAAATGAAGGTTCGTTTCAGCAGGCGGCGCTTGGGATGGCATTGACGGAAGGTATAACCATTTCTAAAGTGGCGGTGTTCCATCGAATAAGAAACAGCGGGGAATGGCTGCGATGGATGGCAAAGGAGAAGTTGGAAAACGAAGGGATGGCTTTGCCGAAGCCGGAATTTTTAGGGGAGCGCAAAGTAATTTTGGTAGACGCCAGCGATGAGGCGGTAAAAGGAAGCCGCAAAAGCGATTACCGGTTGCACTATGCCTTCGATTTGTTCAATTTTCAATGCAAAACCGTTGAAGTTACCGGTATTAAAGAGGGGGAGAAATTAGGGCGATACAGCATAAACGAGGGTGAGATTATCATAGCGGATCGAATATACTGTACAATGTCCGGCATTGAACACGTGTTGGAACACAAAGGCGAGTTCGTGCTACGGTTCAAGTCCAAGGCATTTAACCTGTATGACGCTGCGGGACAAAGACTTGAAATTCTGCCCTTGCTTCGTCATCTGAAATCTTTTGAGAGTGCCGATGTCCATTGTTTCTACCGGTTGCCTGACGGTACGTTGCGCCCCCTTCGGATCGTAGCGATGAAAAAGGATTCGAAAGCGATTGAAACAAGTAAGCGGAAGATGGCGCGCAAAGTCAGCAAAAAGCAAGAAAAAGCAGTGCAGGCAGACACGGTGGAATTGAATGAATACGTGGTTTTGGCCACGAATTTGGAGGATACCAACGCGCAGATTTTGGAATTATATCGTGCCCGATGGCAGATTGAGCAAGTGTTTTATCGCTTGAAATTGTTGTTTGGCTATGGGGATACGCCAAGCAAGCGGGATGACACAGTGCAGGCATGGTTCTTTGGTAAACTGTTGTTAGCGGCGCTTTGTGAGAGCATCCTGAAGAGGATGTCTTTCCCCCCTGAACTCGATTCAATCATTGTCGGTGTTGTTGGAGCGCAGTGTTTGGAGTGAGTTGTGCGTGATCCTTAAATGGGTTGCACAAACAGTTTGGGACTTTCTGAACAAGATAACCTCCATTGATGTCCTTGCTCAGTTCTTTCCGGCTCTTTTACAAAAACGAAAACGTTCTACGGCCCTCGCTCGTGTCTTTTTTCCTTTAGATTAACGCAGGTGGGGCGAACTGTGTTCGCCCGTCAAAAGGTAAGGAATCTCTTATTTTTGATATTGTTTTAGCCGTTTACCGGGAGAGACGGGCGAACACAGTTCGCCCCTACGAAAAAATGGGGAAACTACATAACCATCTTTTTTTTAGCCGCGAAATATGCTATACTTATTTTGCATTTATTGAATCGGGAGGTTTCTGGTGAATATTTCGCGCGCGCGGGTCCACGCGTACGCGAGTGATGGGTCCGGCGTCACGCAGTAAACGTCCTATTCACCGATTCATTCAACGACGCGCAGCATGGCATCCTTGCCATGCGATAACAAGGAGGGGTTTCCCATGTTGCGAAAATATGGCTACAAATTAATCGAGGGCTTCAAAACCCTATGCAAACGCGCCCTGTCCCTCGCGCTCACCGCCGCGCTGGTGTTTACGCTTATTCCGGCGGCGACGCTGACGGCGTTTGCGGCCGTTTCAGATGCCGAAGCGGTTGATACCGCCAATAAAGCGTTGACTTGGGACACTATCAAAAACGGGAATGCTGCGCAGATGAGCGTAGAAACAGACCTGTCCCTTCCCGCAACGGGCGCGGAGGGAACAACAATCGGATGGGTGTCGAGCAACACTGTCGTCATCGGCGCAGGCGGCATAGTCGCCCGTCAGACAGATGACGTCTATGTAACCCTGGTTGCGACAATTGAAAAAAACACCGAATCCGTTGAAAAATCGTTTTACATAGGCATACGCGGAACCGGAATCGGAACCGATGCGGACGCGGTGGCGGACATGAAAGCCGCGCTGACATGGGATTATATCAAAAACGGAAACCTTCTCCAAAGCAGGGTAACCGCAAACCTGTTCCTCCCGACGCAGGGCTTGAACGGAACCGACATTTCGTGGGATTCCAGTCTTGCTTCTGCCATAACCGCAGACGGAGCGGTGCAATATGCAGGCGACACTGATGTTGCGGCACGAAATGTTACGCTGACGGCAACAATTTCGAGAGGCGCGCAGAGCGATACCGTTTCCTTTAACCTGACCGTTCCGGCAAGATATGATTTTATGCAGCATATTAGACCGTCAATCGGAAACGAAGTTCTCTATCCCACAAAAGATTATATGATATCCGACTTTAATGTGCAAACCTACGGTGCCAGAGCCGAGCCCGGGTTTTGCAATAGGGAGGCCTTCCAGGCCGCCATCGACGCGGCGCATGCGGCCGGAGGCGGCGTGGTGTACGCGTCTGCCGGAATTTATGAGTTTCACTCCGAAGTCATTGGCGATAAGCGCGGTCATGCGTACAAATACGTTTTAGACCTTAGAGAAAGCGTTCAGCTCCGAGGCGACTGGGTTGACCCGGACACAAACGGCGGCGCGGTGCAAGGGACTATATTCGCGGTGTACGCCGGGCATAATTCCCCCAACTCCAACACATATGAAGATACCGGAGAGATTGAAAATCAGACGGGCCAAACCATGCTGACCAACGTGTCCGACAGGTTTATTCAAATGGAACGGGGCACGGGCGTGACCAATCTGTCCATTTGGTATCCAAACCAAAGTGTCGGCGGCTCCGCGGTCAAGTATCCGTGGACGCTGTTCCAAACAGGCAGGGACAGCGCGACGCTGGAAAATGTCACCCTGGTCAATTCCTACAACGGTTTCCACTCGACACCAAACAGCGAGCTGCACTATATACTGAACAGCCGTATAACAGCCCTTGAAACAGGTATTAAAGTCCATGTATGCACCGACGTCGGGCGCATCGAAGGCGTGAGCGTCGGCGACTACTGGTCGCGGTCAGGACTGCCCGGCGCGCCGAGTTCTTCGGCTGTGACCGGCTATACCAAAACCTATGCGACAGGGTTCGAGATGCACCGCTCCGACTGGGAATATGTATCTCATTTGAGCGTGACAAGCTATAAGACCGGCCTGTGGTTCGGCCGTGAAACCTACAAAATAGGCGGGCAGAATGTTCTCGCCGGATACACCCCCAACGCCCAATTTTATGGGTTGGATCTGCAAGACTGCGATACCGCTATTCACATCGACGGCGTAAACGGCTTCGGACTGCTGATTTCCGATTCAAAATTCGGAGGCGGCAGGGCCGCGTTCTTTGATACCGAATTTGACACATTGGTTCAATTCAACGGCGTGGATTTT